CTGATAAAGCAATCAAGCCAGAAAAAGTTGGTGAATACTATGAACTTAGTCAAAAAGGACAACTAAAGTTTGTGGTAGGTAATAATGATGAACAATGGGATGAAATGGAAAGTGTTGTAGAACAAATGAGAAGTGCAGGTGTAAAATGGCCAGTATGGATTATGCCAGTAGGTGCTCGTTCAGAAGAGCAAGAAGCAACTGCTGGTGATGTGGCGGCAAGAGCATTCAAACGTGGTTACAATGTTGCGGCAAGAGTACATGTATATCTATTTGGTAATGCAATAGGAACATAAGAAAGGAACAATATGAACTGGGAAAAACTAAAACAGACACTAGGTGTAAGTCCTAAAATAGTTGCTGAAGAAAAAAAACTTTCTCCGGAAGAAGAAAGAAAAGCAGTAATGGCTAAAGAAAAAGAAGAAGCAACTGAAAAAGGTGAACCTTGGGTTGGAGTACTAGATACTAAAGTTAATCCTGAGAATATTAGGAACGGATTTTTTGAACTTGATTGGAACAATGAATTTGTTGAAAAACTAATGGATGCAGGATATTCTGGAGAAACTGCTGAAGAAGTTGTGGATGGTTGGTTTAAAACAATAGCTAGACAGATTTTGGAGGATGAAGGACTTGACACAGACAGAAATTCAGGGTATATTAATACTAGTAAACTTGATAAAGACAAAAGTGAAGTAAAATGACATATATCTTAGTAGACACGGCAAATACATTTTTTAGAGCAAGACACGTTGTTAGAGGTGATCTTGATACTAAAGTAGGAATGGCTTTTCATATTACATTAGGTAGTATTAGAAAGGCATGGCAAGACTTTGAAGGTGCTCATGTTGTGTTCTGCTTAGAAGGACGTAGCTGGCGTAAAGATGTATACGAGCCATACAAAAGAAATAGAAGCGATGCTCGTGCGGCACAGACTGAACAACAACAAGAAGAAGATAAAGTATTCTGGGAAATGTTCGACGAGTGGAAAGACTTTGTAACTAATAAAACAAACTGTAGTGTTCTACATCATCCTGCCTTAGAAGCAGATGATCTTATTGCTGGTTGGGTACAAGCACATCCTAATGATAATCATGTTATTATATCCACAGATGGTGACTTTGCACAACTAATTGCACCTAATGTGAAACAATACAATGGTGTAAGTAATACTATTATTACACACGAAGGTTACTTTGACGACAAAAAGAAACAGCCTGTAATAGATAAAAAAACAGGCAAGCCTAAACTAGCACCTAATCCAGAATTTATGTTGTTTGAGAAATGTATGCGAGGCGATACAAGTGACAATGTATTCAGTGCATATCCTGGTGTAAGAACAAAAGGCACAAGAAACAAAGTAGGATTGATTGAAGCATTTGAAGATAAAGAAGCAAAAGGTTTCAATTGGAATAACATGATGTTACAGAGATGGGTAGATCATGATGGTAACGAACACCGTGTATTAGATGATTATAAAAGAAATGTTATCCTATGTGACTTGTCAGCACAGCCAGGTAATATAAGATCTATAATAAATGATGTAATTGAAGATGCTATGGAACCTAAAAAAGTTTCACAGGTAGGATTACACTTAATGAAATTCTGTGCAAAACATGACATGACCAGAATTGCAGATAATGTTCAACAGTATGCGGAAGCACTCAACGCCAAGTATGCATAAAGGAGGCAAAATGCAGATAAAAGCAAAGCCAATACTTAAAAACAAGTTTTGGATAATCGAATCAGGTGGAGAGAGAATAGGAACTCTTTCTAAACAAGAAGACAAAAGGTATATGTATAGTTGTGCAACTGGCACAGAGTACTTTACAGATACAAAGTCGTTTAACAGTTTTATTGGCGGAGTAAGCTGGGATAAAACTTCTATTTCAGATGCTGGTAAATTGCATAAGGAAATACATGGATTTTCAACTTCTACTACACCATATAATGTAATGTACAATGTACAAAAGAAGTTGCCTTTGTTTACAAAAAGTAAGAAGTCAAAAAGTTTATATTGTGCAGGATATTACATTATTAGATTTGACAAAGGTTGGGTGAGAAGTTTTTGTCCTAAACTTGTAACACTTGAAAAGTATCCTTACAAAGGACCTTTTAAAACAGAATTTACTATGAGGCAGGAGTTATCAGATGCAAACAAAAGATCCGATTAACACTATTCCTATCCAACAATTTATACAACAAGTTAAGACAGCAGACGCAGGAAACCAAAAAGAAATTAGAATTCCTACCAGTCAAGCAAAAGCACTAGTATACTCTTTATCCACAGTAATGGCTAACCAAACGGGTCGGTTAGAACAATTAATTGTTGATAACAAAGGTAGTGGTGACGAAACTGTTACAATTAATATGGACGGTGGCAGTAGTTGGAAATAAAACACTAACTTAACTCTTAAAAAGAGATAAATATATGTGTAGTTAATAAAAGGATTACACATATGAGTAGACCAAAACCAACAGTGATTTTAGAAAATGTGGACAAAGCAACCTATAAATGCGAACAGGTTTTAAAAGCTGAAGCAATATGGGCCGTGTTTTATCAGGGAGTACCTTTTAATTTGAAAACTTCTAATGCTCTTACACAATACCCAGGACCTAAGTATAAAAAGGTTTCGTTTTCTAATCCAGGACATGCACATAATCTAGCAAAAAAATTAAACGAAATGTTTAAATCAGAAGACTTTGCAGTATATAAACTTACCCAAGGTGAACTGGTGCATGATGAATGAACTGGAAAGAAACATACACTAAGATTTTCTTAAAACAATCTGATATAGCAATAAGTGAAGCTACACTAAAACAGTATATGCCTGTGTGGTGGCAAAATACTAGAGATAAATCGGAAGGTGGTTTAAGATTAACTGATGCTGGATACGATTTTGTAACAGAAAAATTAGATTTACAATTTTATGAAGTGCCGTTTCCACGTGATCTTGTAATGACTACCCAAACCATAATATTTTTGGACAAGTTTATTAACTGTCCATACTATCTTACTCCTAGAGGAATACACGTAACGGACGAAAAGAAGTCAATGGAACTACATCTTTTCTCCGGAGATCTAAGAAAATACGGATTAGTCAAAGCTATAGAACGCCAAAAAAAATAACATTTTGGTAAAAAAAAGGTTGACTTCTGTTCAAGAGATGCTATACTGTATACATAGTTAGAAATTAGGCACTGACAACTTAAAGGAGTACAACATGGCAGATAATATAGCACTTAGAACTGTAAGCCCGAATCAAGCTAAAAGTAGCATTCGTAGGGCGTTCAAAAAGAAAAGACCAATTTTTATATGGGGACCTCCAGGCATTGGTAAGTCTGAGATTGTTCATCAGATTGGTTCTGAAATTAAAAAATCACTAGTAATAGATATTAGACTATCACTTTGGGAACCTACAGATATTAAAGGTATTCCATACTTTGATAGTAACTCAGGTACAATGGTATGGGCACCTCCGGCAGAATTACCAGATGCCGCTACTGCTAAGAAATACGATACAATTATTGTATTCATGGACGAATTAAATTCGGCTCCGCCGGCAGTACAGGCCGCGGCTTATCAGCTTATTCTTAACAGACGTGTTGGTACTTATGTACTTCCAGAAAACGTTGTAATTGTTGCCGCAGGTAACAGAGAAGCTGACAAAGGTGTTACTTATAGAATGCCTGCTCCGTTGGCAAACAGATTTGTTCACTTAGAACTTTCAGTTAATTTTGATGATTGGTTCCAGTGGGCAGTAACTAATGACATCCACGAAGATGTTGTAGGTTATTTGACATTTGCAAAGAAAGACTTGTATGACTTTGATCCTAAAAGTCCAAGTAGATCTTTTGCAACACCTCGTTCTTGGTCATTTGTTTCCGAGTTACTCGAAGATGATGATGACGAGAATACCACTACCGACTTGGTAAGTGGTGCAGTCGGCGAAGGACTTGCCGTAAAGTTCATGGCGCATCGTAAGGTTGCTTCAAAACTTCCTAATCCAGTTGACATTTTAAATGGCAAGGTGAAGGAAATTGAGACCAAAGAAATCAGTGCCATGTATTCCTTAACGGTCTCTTTATGCTATGAACTAAAAGAAGCATGTGACAAAAATGATAAAAAGTTTGATACTAAGGTAAACAATTTTTTACGTTTTGCAATGGACAATTTTGACACTGAATTGGTAGTTATGGGTATCAAGTTAGCCCTCACACAATACTCATTACCAATTGACCCAGATGAGGTTGAGTGTTTTGATGAGTTTCACAATCGCTTTGGCAAGTACATTCAAGCCGCACAGAGTGCCTAAAAGGTACAGTTTATTGGGTGGGGCAACGGCTTATGCTGGTAAGTCCCCACCCAATATTTTACCAAAAACACTTGACATTTCATGTTAAATATAGTATTATATAAACATAATAAGGCACTGAACTAGGAGGCAACAATGACTATAGACACTAAAGGATTTCAACCTAAAGAACTTACAGACAAAGAACTGGAAGAAATGCGGGTTGATGTACAGGATAGAATCATTGTAGCAAGAGTAGGTTTACTCCTAAGACATCCGTTTTTTGGTAATATGGCAACTAGAATGAAAGTTCAACATTGCGACGATTGGTGTCCTACTGCCGCTACTGATGGCAGAAACTTATATTATAATACACAATTTTTTAATGCTCTTTCTAATAAAGAAATAGAATTTGTAATTGCACATGAAATACTTCATTGTGTATTTGATCATATTATTAGACGTGACGATAGAGATCCACAGATATATAATATCGCTTGTGATTATATCGTTAACAATACTCTTGTTAGAGATAAGATAGGTGAAGCAGTAAAAATGATTCCTATCTTCCAAGACTGGAAATATGAAGGTTGGTCATCTGAAGAAGTATATGATGATATCCATAAAAAATATGATAAAGAAGAATTAGAAGCATTAGGCGAACTTTTAGATGAACACGTTGATTGGGAAAAAGAACAACCTGGAAAAGGTAAAAAGGGCAAGGGCAAAGGTGGTAACAGACCTACATATACAAAAGATCAACTTAAAAAAATTAGAGATGAAATAAAAGAGAATATGATTTCGGCGGCACAAGCCGCAGGTGCAGGTAATGTTCCTGGTGAAGTAGAAAGAATGATTAAGGAACTTACTGAGCCAAAAATGAATTGGCGTGAAATACTAAGGCAACAAATACAGGCAACAATAAGAAATGATTATACATTTAGTCAACCAAGTAGAAAAGGTTGGCACACTGGTGTAATACTTCCAGGTATGAACTTTGATCAACAAATAGATTGTGCTGTCGGTATTGATATGAGTGGATCAATTGGCAACAGTCAAGCCAAAGTGTTCTTGTCAGAGGTCAAAGGTATAATGGATGAGTTCAAAGAGTACAACTTAAAGATCTGGTGTTTTGATACAAAGGTATATAATGAACAAGACTTTAGTTCTACAGATGGTGAAGACATAAGTGACTACGTACCAATGGGTGGTGGCGGAACAGAATTCGATTGTAACTGGGATTACATGAAAGAAAATGATATACAACCTAAAAAGTTTATCATGTTCACAGATGGTTATCCTTGGAGCAGTTGGGGTGACGAATACTACTGTGATACAGTTTTTGTAATACATGGTAATCATGATAGATCTTTACATGCTCCATTTGGCACAACTTGCCATTATGAGGATGCCGCTTAATAATATGATTGCTACTAAGAAAAAGATCAGCCCTGCCGAATTCTTTGAGATTAGAAAACTTAAATTTCAGGCTCCGCATTTGGCAATTATTGATTTACACCACACATACAATATAGAAAAGGCTCTTGAAAAATGGATAGATAAGAACCTTAAAAAGAGGTATTTTTTAGGCAAATCAGTAGGCATTACGAAACAAAACAAGATAGAACAGATATTAAGAATTGGTTTTGAAGATCCAAAAGAACTTTCATATTTCGTTTTAGCTTGTCCACTTTTGAAATATAAGTAAATATAAAGTGCATATATAATAATACAAGGAGTATACAATATGTCAGAAGAAACAAAACAACCAGAAGCTCAACCTCAAGCTACTGCACCACAAGGTGAACAGAAGCCAGTTGAGTTAACTGTACAAGATCTTGGAGTAATTAGATCTGTAATTGACGTTGCTTCTCAAAGAGGAGCATTCAAAGCCAACGAAATGGAAGCAGTTGGTAAAACATATAATAAATTAGACTCTTTTCTTCAACAAGTCCAAAAAGCAGAAGAAGATGCCGCAAAAGCTAAAGAAGGTGCGGAAGAGACTAAAGGAGAAAAATAATGGCTGAGACCAAACACGTAGGAAGACTTAAAGCAAACCAACGTAGAGTTGTAGTTGCTTATAGAGTGATTCCTGGTGAGGCAACACCTACAAACTCATTAGTGATTGATACTGCATCTTTGACAGATGCTGATCATGATACTTTAATTAAAACAGTAGAAGGTTCTGCTGGACAAGAAGCATTTGAATTTGCAGAAGTAATGGCAAGAACAACTTTATCAGATGGTTCTAACATGTTAGCAAATTTTCATTCAAACGGAAAACTTACTAAAATTCCAATGAATCAAATAGAAATGTTACCTAATCCAAATACCACAATTGGCTTAGATGAGCTTAACAAAATAATAGCTGATCAAAGAGGTACCACTATTTCAGGATTAGCTATGCAAGATCCTAATGAACTACCAGAAGGAACTACACTAACAGAAGCTGGATCAGTAAATGAAATGCCAGCAACCACTCAAGTACAGGCAGAAGCACAGGCGGCTACTATACAAGCACCAGATAATGCGGCTATTTCCGATGAGCAATTAGCGGCAAGTTATAGATCACAAGCAGACAATATGTTCAAAGAAGCAAAACGTTTAAGAGAACAAGCTGAAGAATTGGTGCCTACTAAAAAGAAAAGTAAAGCCAGTGCCAAAGCGGCTTCCTGATGATGTAATAAGATATTGGCCAGAAGTTTTCGAAGAAATTGATGTCCATACACTACCCTTAGAATATCTAAGCTCTATTAAAGTAGCATTTAGAAAGGGTAATATATGGGAGATCGACTGTAATGCAAAACGACAGACTGGCGCAAATCTAGAAACGACAATTTCTGATCTTTTTAAACAATACCAAAAAGAAATAACTCATGTTGATTTTAGGCTTAATACTGTTAAATTAAAGCGGGATGTAGAAAAAAGAACACGAGCATTTCTTAAAAACCCAACGAAAAAGAAGAAGAAGTAATCTCTGTTTCGTGATAAATATATGTAACAAAGAAATTAGGAGCATTAGATGGGCACTCTAAAATTAAAACGTGGAACAACGTCACAGAGACAAGGATTTACACCTGCACTAGCAGAGCTAGTATACGACTCAGATACCAAGGAAGTATATGTTGGTGATGGTAGTACACAAGGTGGAATAGCTGTTTCCGTATCCACGCAGAACCTAGAAAATCTAGGTAATGTGCAATCAGTAACTCCACTAAAAGATCAAATATTAGTATATAACGGTTCTAATTGGGCCGCTACAGCCAACCCAGCATTAGACTTAAGAGGTAATATATATGCAGACGACTCCACTCTTTTAGTTGATGCTATAAACGGTAAAATTGTAGGACCAGTACAGACATCTTCAGTAATAGCTACAACTTTAACAGGAACACTTACAGGCGATACTATAGGTTCACACACAGGATCAGTTGTTGGTAATGTTGTTGGAACAGTTGTAGGTGATGTTAAAGGATCTGTTTTTGCAGATGATAGTACGGCAATGGTTGATGCAAATAATAACAAACTATTAGCTAATACCATAGATGCAACTACAATAAACGCCACTACAGTCAATGGTGCATTATTTAAAGGTAACTTTCAAGGAACATTAGTTGCCGATGATAGTACTGCATTTATAGATGGCATTAGCAGAACAGTAAATGCTAAGACTGTCTCGGTTGATAGGCTTCAAGCCCAATTTGGTGATCAATTATTAATTAAACCGCCAACTGGAAACTTAAACCTTGAAATAGATGCAACAAACATCAACATGTTCAGAGGAGTAACAACTCTTCTACCTAGTTTAACAATTTACTCACAAGACCACTCAGCAGGATTTCCAAAGACAGCATTAAACATTACAAACTCAGGAAACGATGCTTTAGCAAATGAATTTGGCTTTCTAAAGACTAGAGGCACAAATATTGCATTAACAACGGCACAGGCAAGTGACTCTATGGGAGCTGTATCTTGGTCAGGTTATGATGGATCCAGTGCTCAAGTTTCAGCATCCATAAGTGCAACAATCACTAGTATTTCTGCTAACAACATTGCTTCTAAGATGGTTTTCAAAATGAGAAATGGTGTAATTGGTACATACTCTCAAAAAGCTGAATTGACAGCTACTGGACAATTTAAAGTAGACAGCATAGAAAGCCTAAGCACTAACACTGACTTAACAATTTCTGCTAACGGCTCAGGTGCAGTTAATATAAGTGATGTAATAGTAAAATTACCAAATTTACCTACATCAGATCCAGCCGTTGCCGGCCAGCTATGGCGTAGTGGCAATGATGTTAAGATTAGCACTGGTTAATTAAACAGTTCTTTATTATCATACAATTCAACAAGATCTTCAAATTCTAAGTCAGTAGTAAACTGACAATTAAATCTATAATCGTTTGTATCATTAACTGCGTTATGGTATTCTTGCAGGTTAAATATTACAGGCAAATTATGCTTGTAATCAACACTACATTGCTTCTCAAATACAGCATTATCGTAATCACCGTATGAGCCTTCTATTAATTTAAAAAAATTAGTTGGTCCATATATTGACATATCAAAAGGATATATGGGGAAATTTATAAGTGTCACTCTTGGAGGAAGACCTTCAACTTTTCGGTCAATATGTATTTTTCCATCAGTATAAGGTGTCTGTCCTAATATTTCATAATGTACTGGAATTTTAAATCTTTTTCCAACTTCGTCCATAAGATCTGTAGGAATTAAATTTCTTGGACAAAACCAGTTCCAGTCGTACTTTCCATATTTATTATGCCTATAATTAGCACTCCTTATATAATCTTCTGCATTAGCTAATATGTTATCAGCAAGTTTCTTCCTTGTGTCTTCCGAAAAATTTATTCCTTTTACATATTCAAAATAAGGTCTCATATGTTTTCCTTTCTTCCTAAATAATACATCCTTCTGCCCATGTCTAAAGCAACAATATCACCAGTTGCAAACCAATCATCATAGATACAAGTTGGTCCTTTAACATAAAGCTCATGATCTACTATCTTCCAATCACAATAGTATTCATTTCCCATAATAGTATAACCTTCAGGACAACGTTCCTTAACATAATTTACTTGATCCATTGTATGAAACACTATGTTGATAGTTATAGGTCCTATTTCACTCATTCCCCAGTTAGGCTGTACTATAGCACCTTTACTGACAAAGGCTTCTATCAGTTCCCATGAAACTGGATCGCTTCCGCCTAGTATACGTTTTCCTTGCAAATTGCAATCCTTAAATCCTTTTGTTTTTATAAGTGCTTCCATCTGTGCTGGTGCTAAAAAGGTATGTGTATAATGTTGGAAATTTTTTAAAAATGTAAAAGGATTAAATTGTTTTAGTACTGTAACCTCAGCATTTATACTATATGCAGGCAAACTTTGTGCAAGTAATCCACCCGCATGTGTCATTCTCGTAACTGTAAGTATTTTGCTTGTCGTTATTATCTCTTGGGCATCTACGGCTATTTTATTTGATTCTTTTAAGTTCTCTGGTGTTCTAAATATATCTTTTGAAGGGCCAGTTGTACCGCTACTGGAAATGGTAACTCCTTCATTTAAAATCTTTCCAAAATCTATCATTTTTCATACTTCTCCAAACTTCGATTTATAGTATTATTTACGCGAACAAACAAAGAGGTCTTATTAAGCTGGTTAATGTGTTCTGCGCCTGTATATGTGCATACACTCCTTAAACCCCCTTGTATCTGCTTTAAAATGCTTTTAATAGACCCTTTACAGGGTATTAATAGATCTCTACCTTCGTTAGGTCTGTATTCTTGTTCAGTTGGTTTAGTTTGGTTATACATTTTGGTACTACCCAAACCGTAAAGATTTACAAACTTTTTTCCATCAATTTCTACTATATTATCACACTCTTCTGCTCTACTTACCATGCCTGCAATCATAACCATTTCCGCACCACCGGCTATTGCCTTACATACATCTCCTGACGAGACACATCCACCATCGGATATAATTTTGACTTTGTTGTTTTTTGCTTCTTCATAACAATCCATAATTGCACTCAACTGAGGCACACCAACACCAACTTCAGATCTTGTTCTACATGCCGCTCCACTTCCTACGCCTACTTTTACAAAATTTGCACCTGCATCAGCAAATAATTTTATAGGCTTAGGAGTTGCTATGTTTCCTGCACTTATTTGTATATGAGGGAAAGTTTCCCTATAGAGTTTTATTGTTTCTACCATGCCTTGTATATTGGCATATACGTTAGCTATATCTACGTTAATAAAACCTATGTCTGGATACTTAGAAACTACTTCTATTGTTTTTTCCCTATCCCAAGTTTGTACTCCGCTTGTAATTGCAATAAATCTTCGGTCTGGCATTTTTTCCAATTGGATAATATGTTCTTCTGCTGTATATTCTTTATGTAGAAATGTAAAAATACGTAGAGGAGATAAAATATTTGCAATTTTATAAGTGCCAGTACTTAACATATTTGCAACTATTACAGGAGTAGCTTTAGTGCCAAGCCAATCTATTTCTATGTCTACACTTTTCCTAGTAAGTGGTATTTCACTTATACGTGGTTCTATAAGCACATCACTAAAATCTAATTTTATATCTTGCTTGACTTTCATCTAGTAACCTATTTTTGCACCAGGCGTAGAAAATATTGCTTCTGGTTTCCAATGTACATTAAAACTTACACACAACTTATCAATGCCTGCAGGTTGAGGAGCGGTGCCATGAGGTATGTCACTTCTAAATAATACAAGTTGATTTTGTTTTGTTTCGAATGCACGTTGAGTTGCATTTACCTTATTAAATGTATCTGGTACTCTATGCATATTAGTGTAATCTCTAAATATTAATTTTGTTCCTTGGGGCACTTCAAAATAATATGCTCCACTAATAAAACTATGTCCGTGTAGATGTTGTTGTATATGAGTGTTTTCTTTTCCAATAAAAGCCCACATATCTTTTATAAACAAATAATCAGAACATTTGATATATCCCATTGTGTCCGCAAATTCTTTACAGCAATCTAAAATTGCTTTGTTAAATGTTTGCAATTCTACATTGTTTTGCAAATCAGGATCCCATCCATGTGTACTAACTGTTACAGTGGTTTTTTGCATGCCGTGTCCTTTTTCAGGATATAAAGGTCCTCCGTCAGATGATTCTTTAGGTGCAACTGCATTTTTTTTAAAATGATCCTTAAGCCAAGTATTAGCATAATCATAATCATCTTCATTTAATAAATCGTTAAATATCATAATAGGTTTTGCAAATAATAATTCTAATTTTCCTGCCATTAGTAATTCCCTTCATTCATTTTTATATGTTCATACATAGGAGCGATGGTCCAATTCTCTGTGAGTCTGCCTCTACGCTGGCTTCCTGGATCTGGGATTCCAACATCATTGTCAGTGTCCCAATCAGTAATCTTAATCCAACGTTTATTGTATCTATTAGTATTTCCTTCATCCATAGGAAATTCTATTGTGCCTGGTTCTACTCTACCACCATAACGATGAACTTTACCGTAATGACTCCAAATATAATCTTCTGATAATTTAAACTGGTCGGCGCACAATTTTACAAGTCGATTTAGTTTTATATTTTCATCTTCAGTTTTTTGATATCTGCCTAACTGTCCAACATTTTTTATTCTCATAGTTACTGTGTCTATATTTTTTGTGTCCATTAAATGTAACAATCTTGAAGGTGCTTCTTCGTTTACATTTTTGACAATTATTGTTCCTGTGTCTAAAGTAAAACCATAATCTTTAATGTGTTGTACTGCTTGTACTTTCTTTTTAGCACAGCGTAGTTCATCAATTTCTTCATACCAATCGTCGTTGTCTACTCCATTAAGACTAATGTAAACTGCACGTAAAGTAGTTTCACTCAACCGTTTAGCAAAGTTATTACTTGCTAATCTTAAACCATTAGTACATAGTACATTCATATGTCCAAATTCAGTAGTAGCATTTATAAATTTATCTAAATGAGGATGTAGTGTTGGTTCTGCGCCTACAAGTCTGATCATACATTGTCCCGATAATCTATCTAACCATTTATAAAATTTTTCAAATTCCATATCAGGAAATAACCTGTTAGGAATATAACAGTTTTTACATTCCATATTGCATCTATGTGTTAGATCTATAACAATATCACTAAAAGTATTTTCTTCAGGTTGTTGTTCGTAATAATTTAAATTGGTAAAATTTATTTTTTTAGTCATACATACAACCCTAACTTTTCTTTTTTATATTCATCAATTTGTTTCTTGTATACACGATTTAATCCTCTTTTGACGTATATCTCTTCAGCTGTAAATTCTATTAGCTCTTTGTGGTCAAATTTACTCATATGCTCAGTTAAATCGAAATTGAATAATTTTTGCTTCATAAAGTCATTCTCTATGTAATCGTCTGCAAATTCTGTAGCTTCTTTAAAGTTACTCCATTCGCTTTCCCAAACTAACACTCTATTATCTAATTTATTATTCTGTCTACCGGTTGTTACATAATTGTTAAATCCTTTAGATGTTGCCCAATCTAGGACTTCTTGGTTGCGAGTAAGTTTATATCCGTATTTGCCTGCATCCATACTAAAATCACTTTGTGTAGTGTTGTCTGGATCTGTACTAATATGCAATCCCCAGTAAAAAAAACTATCCCAATTATCACGCATCCATTTCAAACCTTCGTGCCAAGACTCAA